TTTAGAAAAGAAAATGAAAGCGGGGAGTATGTCAATCACATCATCCTTTTGGAAGCCTTAAAGGACAGACTTGAGTTTCCGGAATTAAAGCGAAAGGCTTACGAGAAGTACAAGGAATGGAATCCGGATACCTTAATCATTGAGAAAAAAGCCGCTGGTGCTCCGCTTGTCTACGAAATGCGGCAGATGGGAATTCCTGTTCAGGAGTACACACCGTCAAAAGGCAATGATAAGATAGCCCGTGTAAACGCCATATCCGACCTTTTTTCTTCTGGTTATGTATGGTGTCCCCAGACTCGTTGGGCTGACGAAGTCATGGAAGAGTGCGCCTCCTTTCCAAATGGAGACCATGATGACTTAGTTGATTCGACTAGTCAGGCACTTTTACGGTTTCGACAGGGCGGGTTCCTTCGTTTAAATACGGATGAACCAGACGAACTTCCAACGTTTAAACGCCGTGTGGAGTATTACTAGGAGAACGCATGGCTATCGAAAAGGCACTGTATCAAGCACCGGAAGGTCTAGAGACCTTGGAACCGGCTATTGAGATTGAAGTTGAAAACCCTGAGTCCGTCACCATTGAAATCGATGGGATGGAAATTGTTTTAGAGCCGGGAAAAGATGACGATGACTTCAACGCCAACCTTGCGGAACATCTTGACGAAGGCGCATTAGAAGAAATAGTCGGAGACTTAATTGGCGAGTTTGATGAAGACATCGCCTCCCGCAGGGATTGGATGCAGTCCTATGTTGATGGTCTTGAACTCCTTGGATTAAAGATTGAGGAAAGAACGGACCCGTGGCCCGGAGCCTGTGGCGTTTATCACCCCCTTCTTTCTGAAGCACTGGTCAAGTTTCAAGCCGAGACCATCATGGAGATTCTGCCTCCTGCCGGTCCTGTCAAGACTGAAATCGTAGGCAAAGAAACCGCAGAAAAGAAAGAAGCCGCTATTCGTGTCCAAGATGACATGAACTATCAAATCACGGACGTGATGATTGAATACCGTCCGGAGACCGAAAGACTTCTCTGGGGTTTGGGTTTAGCAGGAAACGCTTTCAAGAAGGTCTATTACGACCCGAACTTAGAAAGACAAGTTGCCATTTATATTCCTGCCGAAGACGTTGTTGTTCCCTACGGAGCGTCTTCATTAGAAGTTGCAGAGCGTGTCACCCACGTCATGCGGAAAACAGAAAACGAAATCCGCAAACTTCAGGTTGGAAAGTTTTATCGGGACGTGGACATGGGTCCACCCAACGATACGTTGGACGAAGTCGAAAAGAAGATTGCCGAGAAGTTAGGCTTTAGAGCCACGGCAGACGACAGGTACAAACTTCTTGAGATGCACGTCAACCTTGATATTCCGGGTTACGAGCACAAAGACAAAGACGGAAACCCCACCGGTATTGCTCTTCCTTATGTGGTCACAATTGAGAAAGGCACTGCCACCTGTTTATCCATTCGGAGGAACTGGAACCCAGATGACTCTACATATCAAAAGAGACAACATTTCGTTCACTACGGCTATGTTCCGGGTTTCGGCTTTTACTGCTTTGGTCTTATCCACCTCGTTGGTGCTTTTGCCAAGTCTGGTACTTCTATCATTCGCCAACTCGTTGATGCGGGAACGCTCTCCAACTTACCGGGAGGATTCAAAGCCAGAGGACTACGGGTCAAAGGTGACGATACTCCGATTGCACCAGCGGAGTGGCGGGATGTAGACGTTCCAAGTGGAACAATCAAAGACAACTTCATGGCTCTGCCGTACAAAGAGCCAAGTCAAGTTCTGGCCCAACTGCTGGACAAAATCGTTGAAGAAGGAAGACGATTCGCAAACGCCGCAGATATCAAGGTTGCGGATATGTCTGCCAATACCCCCGTAGGTACGGCTTTGGCGGTATTGGAAAGAACCCTAAAGGTAATGAGTGCGGTACATACCCGTATTCATTACTCACTGAAACAAGAGTTACGCCTTCTCAAAGGCATCATTCGTGACTACACACCGGAGGACTACCCATATGAGCCAGAAATCGGTGATAGACAGGCTAAGAAGTCTGACTACGATATGGTGGACGTTATTCCCGTGTCGGACCCGAATGCGGCTACTCTCTCGCAGAAGGTCGTCCAATACCAAGCAGTCATCCAACTAGCCCAATCCGCTCCGCAGATTTATGACATGAAGTATCTGCACCGTCAGATGCTGGATGTCTTGGGAATCAAGAATGCTTCCAAACTGGTGAAGTTAGAAGATGACGAAACCCCGCTAGACCCGATTAGCGAGAACATGAACGCCGTTAATGGAAAACCCTTAAAGGCATTCATCTATCAGGACCATGACGCACACATTGCGGCTCACCAAGCCTTTATGTCGGACCCGCTTGTTGCTAAAACTATTGGTCAGAATCCGCAAGCCAACCAAATCACTGCCGCCCTACAGGCGCACATGGCAGAGCATTTAGGCTTCCAGTACCGCAGTCAAATCGAAAAACAGATGGGCGTTCCCCTGCCCCCGCCGGGAGAGCCTCTTCCAGAGTCGGTGGAAGTCGAGTTGTCCCGTCTGGTTGCTACCGCTTCCCAGCAACTCTTGCAAATCCACAAAGGTCAGGCCCAACAGCAAGAAAACATCGAACAGGCCAAAGACCCGCTGGTTCAGATTCAGATGCAAGAACTGCAAAGCAAACAGGCCGAGGTCCAAAGAAAGGCTCAGAAGGACCAAGCCGATATTCAGGCAAGGATGGCTCAGATTCAAACAGAACAGGCACGTATTGCGGCGCAACAACAAGCAGATACTGCCCGTATACAGGCCCAAGCCGCCAAGGACGCTACCGAGTCTGCGGAACGAGCCAGAGAATCCGAGCAGAAACTGGCACTCGAAAAACTCAAAATGGGAGTGGACGTAGCCAAACTACAAGCCACGCTTAACAAGAAATGATTGATAAAGCATTAAGACTTCTATGCGAACGCATAGATGACAAGGTGAAACAACTCCAAGAAGACTTGGGAGCAGGAAACGCCAAGTCTTTTGAAGAGTACAAGTCCACGTGCGGTGAGATAAAAGGTCTGCTGACTGCCCGTTTAAACGTTCTAGACCTACAAAAAACAATCGAGGAGTCTGATGACTGACATCTTACTGGCGACAAACCCAGACAACCCCCAAATCATCGGTTCGGTGAACAAACCAGCAGAGGAAAAAGCAAGACAACTACCCAAACCCAGCGGGTATCACATCCTTTGTGCCGTTCCTGAGGTCGAAGAGGAGTACGACAGCGGGATTATTAAGGCTGATGAGACCGTTCGCTTCGAAGAACTTCTCACTACCGTCCTATTTGTGGTTGAACTTGGCCCGGATTGCTATCTGGACAAGGGCAAATTCCCCACCGGACCGTGGTGCAAGAAGGGGGATTTCATCCTAGTGCGTCCAAATACCGGTTCTCGACTCGTGATTCACGGGAAAGACTTCCGTTTAGACAATGACGACTCGGTAGAAGCGGTTGTAGAGGACCCTCGTGGCATACGGCGTAAATAAGGAGAGTGAAAATGGCCCAATTTGAGCGTGAAGAATTCAAATTTCCAGATGAAGTAGAGCAGGAAGAGGAAAAACAGGCTGAAAAAGACGAAAAAAAGGCTGATGAGGCCGAGCAAAGGCAGTTAGAAATCGAAATTGAGGTCGAAGATGACCGTCCTGAGAAGGATAGGGTCGAGCCTTTGCCCAAAAAACTCAAAGAAGAACTCTATGAGGACGAACTGACCGACTATTCCGCAAAAGTTAAGCAAAAACTCTTGCAAATGAAGAAGTTGGCCCATGATGAGCGGCGGGAAAAGGAGCAAGTCGCCCGTGAGGCCCAAGAAGCCTACGCCATAGCCCAGAAAGTCCTTGAGGAGAACCGAAAACTCAAGCAATTGCAATCCGAGACAGAGAAGAACGTTCTTGTTTCTTTGCAAAAGACGCTTGAGATGGAGATGTCTCAGGCTGAAAAGGATTTAAAGGAGGCCCATGAGTCCGGTGACACGGACAAAATGATTGCGGCGCAAAAGAAACTGACCGAAGTCTCGTTCAAATCCGAGCGGGTCAAGAATTATCGACCCGCCCCTTTACAACAAGCAGAACCTCCTGTACAAATGAGGCAACCTGCTATTAAAGCAGACCCGACAGCAGTTGCTTGGCAACAAGAAAACTCTTGGTTCGGTGGTAAGGACCGAGAAGAAAAGTTAATGAC